TTTTAAAATATTTTTATGTATATATATAATGAATGAATTCATTGTATATAAATTACCAGATACACGTGTTATTATAAATTATCCGGATTTTAAACCATATCCCGTTATTGAAGATGATTTTATTTCAGAATTACATGAATATAAAGAATTTAATTTTCCAAATCAACCACCTAATCCAAAAACAGAAAAAGATGTAAAACAACTAGTGCATGATACAGATGTATTACCACTATCTCTTACTACATATCAAATGTTTGTTCGCAATTTCATGTCCAATTATACTCCTTATAATGGTATGTTATTATTTCATGGATTAGGTACAGGTAAAACGTGTTCTTCTATTACTATTTGTGAAGAATATCGTAATTATTTAAAAACATCTGGAAAACAGCAACGTATTTATGTTTTATCAATGACAGATGCTATTGTAAAAAATTTCAAATACCAATTATTCAATGAATCGCATTTACAACAAATTAACAACAGATGGGTATGCACTAGTTGTGTAGGAGATAAATTTTTACAAGAATTAGACCCTTATCAAATTATTCCTATGAAAAAGGAAAATATAGTTAAATTAATTCAAGCTCTTATCGATGATTATTATGTGTTTATGGGATGCAGAGCATTTGCAAATGAGGTTGGTCATGCATTACAACGTAAATCTGAAGCTGGAAAAATAAAATATATTAATGAACATTACGAAGGTGCATTATTTGTAATTGATGAAGCACATAATATTAAAGATGATACATCTGATTCTATTAGTTTTGCAATGTGTATTACACAAATTGTAACATATACAACAATTAAATTATTATTAATGACAGCAACACCTGTATTTCATAGTTGTCGTGACTTTATCTTTTTATCACAATTATTAAATAGAAATGATAAACGCCCATTTATTCAAGATGCATCTGAAATATTTGATGCTCAAGATAATTTTACAGATGGAGGTAAAGAAGTATTTATTCAACATTTACATGGATATATTTCATATGTAAAAGGTGAAAATCCATATTCTTTTCCATATCGTATTTATCCAGATAAAGGTTATGAACAACCTAAAAATCGAGATTATACATTAGAACATGTAAAGATATATCCTGTAACATTAAGTGAATTTCAATCACAAAAATATATACAAGAACAAACTACAACACTTACTTCAGGCATGGAATTATCCGTAATTAATACATATAATCAATTGGCATTTATTACATATCCAAATGGTATAAATATAAAAGATGCAATGGTATTGAACGAACAAAATAAATTCCCAGACATTTCTTATTTACCCAATTCTGAACATTTTTTTGATCCTCAACATATTTATAAATATAGTGGGAAATTACATGAAATACAAAATATTGTACAAAAATCAGCAGGTATTATATTAATTTATGTACGTCAAATTACAGAAGGTATTTTTCCAATTGCAGTTGCATTGGAAGCAATTGGATATAAATACAAAGACAAAACAAAACGAACCAATATATGTAAAGATTATAACTATATGGATAACGGGTTTTCCTATGTAGTATTAAATCCATCATTTGCAAATGCAAGTATAAATATACAAGATACTATTTCTCTTATAAATCAAGTTGAAAATAAAGATGGAAATCAAATTAAAATAGTTATTATTACAGATGCAACTACAGAAGGGATTGATTTTAAAAATATAAGACAAATTCATATTTTAAATCCATGGTGGAATTTAAGTCAAATTGAACAAATTATAGGACGTGCAGTTAGATTTCGAAGTCATAAAGATTTAGATTTTAAATATAGAAATGTTGAAATTTTTATGCATACAGCAATGTTACATGATAATTCTGTACCTACTATTGATTATAAAATGTATTGTAACTGTGAACAAAAAGCAAAAAAAATAGGTGAGGTAACACGTGTATTAAAAGAAATTGCGTTAGATTGTAAATTCAATTCGATGCAAACTCAAACAAATGAAACATTACATGGACTAACAGTACATCAAATCACATCAACTGGATTAAAAAAAGAACATCCAATTGGAGATATGCCATATACAGTAATGTCTGATTATATGGAAGATTGTAATTATACATGCAATGACCAATCTTCTGCTTCTGGAAAAAAATTAACAATTGATTATCTAACATCACATACAAATGCACTTATTCAACAAATACAAGTATTATTCAATAAAAATTATGTATATACTCGAAATGAAGTTATTGATGAATTAACTGTACCTAGTGAAAAAATAGATTATGTATTATCACAAATGGTAGATAATAAAACACCTGTATTTGACAGATTTAACCGTCAAGGTTATATTGTCAATATTGGGGAATATTATATGTTTCAACCACCAGTGTTAGAACCAACTATTTCAATGTATGAACGCCGTATTCCAATGGCATATGTGCATGATTCTATTCTTATTACTCCTATTCAAAAAGAAGCTCAACAATTAAATGTTCAAAAACTTATTTCAACACTTAAACATAAATATGATTTATCCGAAAAAGAAAGTACACAAAAATTACGTGCTGTTGAAGATGAATATATAATTTATAATGTATTGGAAGAATTATATAAAAAATTATCTACTTTATTACCGATGAATGTAGAAGAATGGAAAAAAGATAAACGCAAATTATATATTAATGCCTTATTAGACAGATTAACAGATGTCGAATGTATTGAATTGGCTAAATATTTACATGAACAACCTAGTTTGAATGAATTTGAACATCAATTGAAAACTTATTATGAACAATTTCAAGTGAATGGTATTTATATTTTATGGGAATATACGTCAACCCGTATTGCTTATTATAAAGATTGGAAAAAACATATTGATTATAAATACCCAAGTTTGCAACTATTTAAACAAGATTCTGAAAAAAATATTGACAATAAAGAACTACCTTTAGGTGGAATATCTGTTTCCAAAGATTTATCTGAACGCGAATTCAAATTATCATTACCTACATTACCTTCTGAAAAACCTCGATTTGGTTTTAAAATTACAAAAAAACCTGATGCTATTGATATTTTGCATCAACTTATTCCAATGTCATCCAAAGAAGAAAAAGTTCCAAAAATTGAACATTTAATTTGGCAAATTGAATTTTGTTTACGATATTTTGATTTAAAACATCACGGACCAAAAGGAAAACGGTGGTTTTTAAACCCTGTAGAAGTCATTCAAAATGTAGCCAGAAATTTTAATTTAATTAATGAAAATTTAAAAGAAAAAGAAAAGAAGAAATAAATTGAGTTAAAATAAAGAATAGTATCCGTATATAACATGATATATACGGATTCATTACTGACCAAATCTGTGCAAATTCCAATGTCTGAATGTGGTAAAAATATAACTGAAATATTGGAACATACATTGAGACCATTGGAAGGTAAATGTGTAACCGAAGGATATATTAAAAAAGGGTCAATTCGAGTAGTTAATTTTTCAAGTGGTATTATGAAAGACCAATATGTAGTATTTACCGTAGTGTTTGAATGCAAAATAGCTGTTCCATTCAATAATCAAGAACTAACTTGTATTGTAGAAACAAATACACTTGCAGGATTACAATGTAAATTGTATCCAGATGTTGAATCTCCATTTATAATATTCTTAGCAAAAGACCATCATATGGAAGATAAAGTATTTTTCGATTGTATAGTTGGTTCTATTATAACTGTAAATGTAATTGGTAAACGTTACAGTGTAAATGATACTACTATTTCCGTTATTGCAAAATTAGTATCTAAAGAAAAATAATAAAAATGGGTTATTTGTTACTTGTTTTACACCTTCCATCGTTTGAAAATATATTTGCATATTTAAAAAAGTTGTACATGAAGATTTGATGATTGATATTTCATTTTTTAAAATTATATATAGTATGAAAATTGAATTATTAATACTAGCAGGAACTATTTTTTTCATCATGGACACAATGCATGATGGTAAATATACAGGTCAACTTAAATCTTATAAAAAATATTTAAAAATTATTGGAATTGCATTTGCTGCATTTTCAATGTACACATTTATTAAAAAAAATCCATCCGAATCGAGGTCAATGATTGGACATTTAAATGGGATGGTTCGTTACATGCCTTTAGACAAAACTTCCAAAGATTTATTTACACCATTTTTAGATAGTTATGTTGTTCCACCAAAAGAACAACGAATTATGGAATCTGGTAACGATTCGACAACAAGAAGTGTAAGTGGTACAAAGAAAAAATATGTAGCAGCAAGTCAACAATGGAAATGTAATGGGTGTCAAGGAACATTAGATGCTTGGTATGAAATTGACCATAAAATTCGTCTTGCAGATGGAGGGTCTAATCATATCAATAATTTAGTAGCATTATGTAGAAATTGTCATGGAAAAAAAACAATGATTGAAAATTTTTAACTTTTTTATAAAGTAAATGTATCCATGCCATCTATAACTCCAAGTCTTATTGCATTAATATTAGTTATTATCGTGTCTGCTATTATTATTTATATGTTTTTAATAAAACCTACAATGAATATTATTGAAAATTCAAAAAATATTTATCAAGATTCTTTAAAAAAAATGGATACAACATATGGTACTGAAAAAATAAATGCTGAAACGGCCGCAAAACAAGCAAAAACTACATGGGAAGCAGCTGTAAATAAATTATATAAAATTACAATAGAAACTTTATTGGGGTATAGTTGTATATTATTTAATTACTTTAATACTTTCAATACAATTATTACTATTGGAGCAAATGCAATTATAATTGCATTTATGATTTTTGAATATGTATCCAATGTGTTAAATGATAAGCTGAAAAAAATGTTTAATGATATTGATAAATCTGCTTCTAAAAATACGAAAGATAACACAGGAAAACATCATAAAATGTTAGCATTATGTATTTCTGGAGCAATGTGCGTAGCATCTATAATAGGTAAACTAATATATAAAGATAGTTTGTTTGTATCATCTGCAGTAACTTCACTTATATTATCCATGTTAACATTATTTAATGCCGATTTTAATTCTATTACAGCATTAATCTTGTTTAGTATTACTGCAATACTTTCTTTAGTAGCATTTTTAGTGTATAAAATTAAGTTTGGTTTAAATGTTTTTGTAGTTTCAATCATCATAAGTATATTATCATTATTTAAAATAGCTACATTTGATTCTGAAACGTATATTTTTATATTATTTTTTATTGCCAATATACCATTTGTATCATTATTCATGTATAAATTTGGTTTTCAGAATTCAAGAGATACAAAATTATATATACCATTATTAATTGCTTTTTACGTTTTATCTATTATTATGTTAACTATACTAGGGGCAGCTGATTTAACACTAAATACCAATTTATATATTTTATTATCTATTATTGGATTTTCTATGGTATATTATGCAAAATCATTGCAAGATTCTATTTACAAAACATTTTTATTGGTAGTTACGATGATTATATTCTTTTTTATTGCATTGCAATATATTCTTGTATCACAACACTGGATTATATATTTAATAGCATTCATTGCAATTATGCATGGAATTATGAAACGTTTTAATCCAATAAATAGTGGAGGTATTCAACCTGCCAGTAAAATAACTCGAAATGAGTTAATAATTATTAGTGGAGAAATTTTATTTGTATTAACTTATATTTATATTCGTAGTCTTGTTAAACGTGTCTATACTACACATGGTCAACTTATTGTAAACGACCCTGTAGAATTAGATAAAATAACTGTTGTAAAAATAGATAAAAATATTAAATATGATTATGGATTATCGTTTTGGTTATATATTGACTCTATGAATCCAAGTTCTAGCCCACAAGCTACCGAATATACTACTATTCTTTCGTATGGAGATACTCCAATTATTACATATAACAGCATGTTAAATAAATTAAGAATTGGAATCAAAACTGAATCAAATAAAATAAAAAAAATAGATGAAATTAATTCATTACCTTTACAAAAATGGAATCATGTTGTATTAAATTATTTGAATGGAACATGTGATGTTTTTATTAATAGCAAATTACATGCATCTAAAATAAAAGTAATACCTAAAAAAGATGATAAAATTTTTGAAATTGGTGCAGAATATGGTATTCAAGGAAAAGTATGCAATATTATCTTTTTTCAAGAACATCTTACTAGTGTAAAAATAAAAGAATTATATAGTCAATTCTCTTATAAAACTCCTCCTACAATTTAGTTAAAATATAATTAGACAAACAACTGTGTACATAATTCAATAATTGAAT